CAGGTCATTGCGCCCCGTCGTGACGACGAGGTTCTTGGCCGTGTCCTCCCACTTCAGGGCACCGTCCCGACCAAAGCACTGGATGGTGAAAAGGCCGGAAACCTCCAGATCGTCAAGGGCGCGGCCCCCTCGCCGGACGGCCGCCGTGGCGGTCTCGCCAATCGAGAGCTTGTCTTCGTTCATCCGAAACTCCTGATCCGGGCGTTCAACTGCGTTGAGGAGCGCAAACGCCGCTCGCCGGCAAGGGCAAGCGCGTCCATCGCCTGTTGGCGCGCGCCAAACCATGTCTGCAGGCGCTCATCGTCTTTCAGGTACGGGACCGTCTCCAGGAGCGTGCCGTACAGGTAGAGGTCGGGATGGGAGGTGAGCAGCCAGTTGGTCGTGTTGGAATCGCTCAGCGCCGGGATGCGGGCATAGTAGATCAGCTCCACATCTACGTTTTCCGGCGGGTCCGCGATCAACTCGAAGCTGTTGCCGACGATGGTGTAATAGAGCGTCTGCGTCAGACCCTGCGCCTTGTAGAGCTTGGCGTCGGATTGCGCGATATACGTGAGGTCGGCGTGCGGGACGGCGCTTTCGAGCTTCAGCGAGTAGTCCTGCAGGAAGTCGGACGGGACCGGGATATATTCGGCGTCGGACGTGGCCTCGGCGCGGACCATCATCTGGGGAACGCGCAGCTCGCGGTTCACCTTGGCTTCGTGAAGCTGGACGAAGGTCGCAATCTGCGGCGTCAGATCCTCACGGTTCAGGTAATCCGCAACAGCCGCTTTCAGCGTGGCATAGTCGGTAATCATCAAAGCGTGCCCGGATGCGTGCGAAAATACATGTTGTCCGGGTCATTAAGCCAACGCTTCAGGGCCTTGGAATCGTCCGCGATCCCCTCCTTCTTGAGCCGCGCCCACGTCACAGGATCGATCGAAGCAACCTTCGTGAACTCGCCAAACCGGCGGTTCGCGTCGTTGTTCTGTCGCTTGTTGAAATCCAGGATGGCCGACACATCGCTCTCAGACGTGATCGTCGTCAGCCCGGTCTCATTGTCGAAGTGGTGATAGCTGGCCACTCCGTCAGCGCTGATGTCGAGGAGACGTTTGGTCATGTGAAAGTGGGGCGGGTGTTACCCCGCCCCATCCCCATTAGGCGGTCAGGAGGGAACGGATGGCCGCGAATGCCTTCTGCTGGTTGACGCGGAGACCGCCTTCCCAGATCAGCATGCGGCGCTCGGCGTCGGCGGTCTTGGCCAGCACTTCCGTCTTGTAGGGACGGAGGGCCGACACGGAGGCGTAATCGGGATCGACCAGGTACGCCGTGCCTTCCGGCTGAAAGCGGTTCGGCGTGCAGTAGATCTCGCCGAAGTCCGACACGTAAACGTCGGTTGCTCCAACCACGGTGCCCATGCCCTTCGGCACATCCTTGTAGAGCGTGGCAACGCCCGTGAAGGTGCTGAACACGGTCTTGTTGAAAGGACCGACCATCAGCCAGTTCGGCTTGCCGCCGTTCGTCCACACAGCCTGCGCGGCAGTGTTGAGCAGGGTTTTGGTGAAGGCACGCGCGGTGCCAGCAGCCGCGGCCGTGGTCGGGTAGCCAATCAAGCCACCGCCCGACATGATCGGCTGGGCAAAGCCGCCGCCGTTGCCGTAGCTGTTGGTGATGATCCAGGCGCCGAGAGCCGCCGTCTTGCGGGCGGTCGAGGTGCCACCGGCAACCGCCGCCTGGTCGCTCGTCAGGGTCGCTTCCTGATCGCGCTTCAGTTCCTGGGACTTCTTCGCCAGCTCATAGGACAGAGCGGACTTCACGCCGGCCTGATCGACCGCGCTCATGGTGCCCGAGACCGTGACCAGCTTGCGCATGATCTGGGTGAAGTTGCCGACGCGGGTCGTGGGCGTCAGGGCATCGGTGGTCGTGATGTTGTCGCCTTCGAGCTGCGCATTGGTCGTAACCGCCGCCGCCAGTTCGTCGGTCTGCCACTCGTAGTACGTGTTCTTCGCGGCCGGTCCCTTGCCGATGGCGGACAGGAACGGCGTATCGGTCGGGCTGATGTTATAGATGATGTCCGAGAGATCCTCTCGGATGTTCACCACATCGTATTTGGTCTGGGTGTTGGTGACGATTGTCATTTGAAAGCCTCAGATGTTGCTGAATCGCTCGAAAATGGAGGCGGCATCGTTGACGCTTCCGGTTTGGGCGAGACGTTGCTTCGCTTTGGTGGCATCCGAGGTTCGACGCGGCGTGGCGTTCGAGGAACCGACCGGGGCCGCTTTCGGGCCCTGATTGACGACAGGCTTCGGCCTGTTCGCGCCGGCCATCAGTTCGTCGTATCTGCGCGCCTTTTCGACGGCGACGACGGCCCGGTGGTCGTAGACCTGATCAAGCTCCGCATCGGTGAAGCCGAGCTTCTTGCCGTACTCGCGGGTCTTGGCCATGCCATCCTTGCGCTTGGCCTCATCCTTCCATTCAGGGAGGGCTTCAAGGAGCTTTCCGCGCCCCTCTTCGACCATCCTCTGGATGTTTGCCTGCTGTTCCTGTGATTGCGCGCCCTGTATCCGGGAGTGCTCGAACTTGGCGGCTGCCAGTCGTTCGGCGTGTTCGCGGTACTGCACGTCCTGCCGCACATACTCGGCGGGGTCGGTTTGCAGAAGCGTCTTATCCGGGGGCTGCGGGAGCGTCGCCTGAAGCTGGGCCGCAATCGCCGGAATCAGTTGCGCGTACTGCGCCCTCTCCCGTGACACCTGCTCAAGTTCTGCCTGGGCGGCCTTGCGGGCCTCAGCCAGAGCCTGAGTCTTGCGAGTGTAATCCGCGTTCCGAAGGTATCCCTTCTTGGCCTCCTCCAGGGGCACCTCGACTTCCTTGCCGTCGAGTTCGACGGTGAAAATCTGCGGTGCCGGGGCGGCCTCGGCGGGCGTGTCCTCTTCGGCGGGGTCCCCTTCGTCGGCTCCCGTGTCGGCGGCTTCCTGCGAAGTCGTCTCTTCGGGCGTCTCTGCCTCTTCGGGGGCCGCAGTTTCCTGCGGTACTGCCGGCGCCGTGGTCTCGGGTTGTTCGGTGGCGACGGATCGCTCGATCAAACCCTCGAAAGCCGCTGCGGCTCCGGTAATGCCAGTGTCCGGGGACGTGCTGGTGTCGCTCATGTTACTTCACCCTCTGCCTTTCGGCAAGGCTGCGGTTGAATGCGGTGATGGTTCTTCCCTTGCCAAGCTCTTCCAGCGCCGCCTGCAGAAGATCCAGCGCGATGAGAATCTGGTAGAAGTACTCGCGGTCGCCGTGGCCCAACGGGGAGGTCGACGCCCAACTGTGTTTGACCTGCTCTTTCAGACGCTTGAACAGTTCTGCACATGTTTGACTCTTGGCGAAGGCTTCGGCTTCCTGCAGCAGGGTTTCGTCGAGCATTTAGGTCTCCGGCTGGTTCTGGCTCGCCTGTTCGGCGGCATGGCGCTGCGAGGCGGCGGTGATCTCTGCGGTGGCCAGCGTCACGCGGGCGTCGAGTTCGGCGAGGTCGATCTTCGCCTTCGTCTCGGCTTCGATCTTCGCGACGCCAAGCATGAGGTTCGACCGGATGGTCTCCTGCGCGATCTGGTGGTCGAGCATCATCTTCTCGCGGGCACGGGCGTCTTCGGCTTGTGCCGTCTGCGCGTCCTGCTGCAGCTTGACCTGATCCATCTGGGCCTTGGCCATGGCTTTGCCCTTTTCGATCTCGACCAACTGCTGGTTGGGGTCCGGTGGCTTCTGCTGCGCCTGCTGAGCCATCATCTGCATGGTCTCCGGCGTCGGCTGCTTGAAGTAGCGTGTGGTGTCCTTGAAGCCGGCGAGCGAACAGAGCTGGTCCAGCGTATTCCAGTATTCCGGGATGCTGCAGACCGGGTTGTTCGGGCCCATGGTCTGGATGATGAGTTCCTGCTTCTGCAGGACCTGCATCAGGAACATCATGCGGTCCTGATCGGTGCCCCGGCCCAGCGCGACGTTGGACTTCACGTCCAGATCGGCATCCCAGACGCGGGGGTCGATGGTGACCCACTGGTCGCGCAGGCGGATGGTGCGTGGCTTGTCCTGATGCTTGACGATCAGCTTCAGGAGGCCCTTGAACAGGCTCTTGAGGCCGGTTTCCGCGAAGATGCGGGCAACCAGCTCGGTTCGCGCCTGCGCGCCCGTGACAGTGGCGGTCACGGCGACTTTGGTCGCCGACTGCAGGGTTTCCGGGTCGAGTCCCTGCGAGGCGGGCGACATGCCGGTACGCTGGGCGCGGACGCCGTCCAGCCAGTTGATGATCGGCATGGCCTGTTGGCCGATGAACGGCGTTGCCAGGGGCTGCACCATGCCCGGCGCGCGCATGCGGATGATGGCGCCAATGGCGTTGTTCATCACGTCGTCGAGATTGGCCTGCCCCTCGACCACGGCGGTGCGGGGGAAAATGCTCTGTGCCAGTGAGTCGAGCATGCCGCGCGAGACATTCGACTTGATGTCCTGCAGGTCGCGTACCTGCTCCTCCATAGAGCCGCCGATGACCATGTGCGGCTCGGGGTCCGGCGACCAGATCGCCATGGGGACGCCGTCCGTCACTTCGTCGTGCAGGATGTAGGCGTCGCCGATGGTGCAGATCCGGCGCATCTCTGCGATGCCATCGCCGTCCTTGTCGATCTTCAGATAGCTTTCGATGTAGACGTACTTGTCCTCACCGGTGCCCGTCTGAAGGGTCGACATGATCGACTTGTTGCGGGTCTGCGCCTCGCTGTTCTGATCGAAAGCGTGCGGGGTGCCGCCGTGTTCCTTGATCTCGTCCTCGTCGTAGCCCATGCCGACGAGTTCTGAGAGGGTCTTGTAGGTCCGGTGGTGGGAGCCGTCCTCCAGGACGCGGGCGTCGCGGGCGACAAGGAACTCTTCGGGCGGCATGCACTCGATAATCGCGCGGTTGCGCGGCACGGTGCGGCGGATGCGGATATCGTGGGTGGAAACCGCCGGCTGCACAACCATACCGGCCATGTCCGTGACGGCCTGCTGAACGACGGTGGATTCCTGTTCGAGGATTTCTACCCCGGGCTCGGACAGGAGGACCTGTAGCTGGCCGTCGTCGATGCCGCTGAAGCTCGACTCGGACACCGTCTCATCGTCGGCCCAGCGCCATTTGACGATGCCGATCTTGAACTTGAGGCCATCCTTCAGCCAGTCATGAAGGATCAGGAAGCCGGGGTTGTCGTTGTAGAAGACATGGGCGACGTAGTCGGTCGCCTGCGCGGCCATCGCCACCTTGGACGCGGTGGTGGGCATGTATTCGCAGGGCTTCTCGGAAGACGAGACGATGCGCAGGAGGTCCGGCATCATGGCCAGCACGACATCGCGCACTTCGGTCATGACGACCTGGGAGCGGCCTACCTCTACCGGCGCGGGTAGTTCGCCCTTGTAATATTTCTGGGCCTTCTCCCGCTCGGGCGCGAGGTCGCTGTCGACGTAGTCGATGGCGTCGTCGATGGCGGCCTTGATGCGGCCCTGATAGTCGTCTTCGGTCATTCTGCAACCGGTTCTGTGTTAGCGTGAGCGTTGTCTTTCGCGGCGAGTTCGGCCTTCAGGCGCGCGATTTCGGCGGCCTGCGCTTCGATCATGGCCTTGTGCGCGGAGATATCGGTCACGAGCTGTCCGATGTAGAGCTTTAGCCACTCGGTCACGCCATGCCTCCCTTGCGCTTCACGGCAGAGGCTTGGCCCGCCTTGCGGGTGGCCATGTTCTGCGCCGGGGTGCGGGGCTTCTTCTCGAAGTCATAGCCGCCATTCCCCTCAGGGCTGAGCGTGAGGCGCTTTTCCTTCTGCTGGAACGCCTTCGCGGCGTCGGCAAAGCTCTTGAAGGTTTTCATACGACTTTCCCTTGCAGGTCTTTGATCTTTGCCCGCATCTTCTTCGCGCGGCGGCGGCCGGCGGTTGCCCTGTCATCACGCCATACGCGGAACTGGACGGTAGGTTTCCCGTGCTTTCGCCCATTCAATCGCTCGATGATGGCGATGCGAAAATGGGTCGTGTGAACGAGGCCGCAATCGCAGCACGCTAATTTGTGGACGCGGGTGGGGGTGATCCACTCCCCTTCCTTCGGGTAGTCGTATTTCGTCTTCATATGATTCCCCGGATGGAGCGTTGAAGGGGCTTGCCGGGTATCCACGAGGGGGCGCGACCGCCGACCATGGCGGCCTGTCCGGCAAAGGTGAGGCACAGGGCATCGGCAAGGTCGGGAGAGCGCTTGAGGCGCTTTTTCATCTCGTCCTTGCCTTCGATCTTGTATTTGCCGTTGCTGAGATAGCTGAACTGCGGCGTGCTGATCTCCAGCTTCAGCGCATCGTCGCTCGGCAGCCGGCAGGCGCGGGCATTCAACCAGTCGCGAAGGCTCAACCACAGCTCATCGCGAAGCCGCGCGGCCTGCGGGTTCATGGGCGAGGCTTCCGCCACGTTCACGTCGCGGACGTTGAAGCCCAGTTCCCGGAGACGGTCGGCAACGCCCGCCCCCATGCCAATCGAGTCGACGCAGATTTCCGCCGGCCGGTCGACGTTCGCGTCTGCCGCCACCCAGCCGGTGGTTTCCATCAGGTCGTTGCCGTGGCGGAACTTCACCTCCAGAACGACATTGCCCTGCCGCTTGCAGATGACGGACCTGTCCGGCCCCTGCCGCCCCACGTCCACGCCGTAGACAATCGGGTCCGTGGTCACGAGGGCGATGTCCCGCTTCATGGCCGCCTCGACCAGATCCAGCGGAATAAGCGTGTTGGCTTCAGAGGCCGGGAACTCGCCCAGCACACGCACCCGGTACTGATCCGAGTTCTCGCCGTAGGTGTCGATGACTTCCTGGATGAACTCCTTGTCGACCAGATCGTCCAGATCCGGGTCAAGGCACGACACCGTCATCTTCTCCCAGCGCGGCGCTAGCTTGGGGTCCCGGTGGGTCTTGTAGAACAGCCCGCTCAGACGGGTGGGATTGCCGATCAGGATCATGGTCGCCCCGGACCCGGACATCGACCCTATGGAGTTCTCGAACACCGCCTCGGGGATACCCGGCGCCTCATCCGCGACCAGGAGAACGAACGCGCTATGGACGCCCGACATGGCCTCGGGCCGCTCAGACGAGGCCGTGCGCGCGCTGACGAACGATCCATCAGGATCGGCCTTCAACTCGACCCGGTCGCTGTAGGACTCCAGCAAGACCTTGACCGGAGGAGGCAGCCGCCCGACCCACGACTTCAACTCCGCGAACAAGGCATCGAACAACTGAGGAGCCGTCGGTGCCGTGCAGTTGTGGACTAGAAGCGGCCCCTCATCGGTGAGGATAGTGAAGCGGCTACGCGGGCCGCAGTTCACCAGATCGTAAACGGGCAACATCCGCCTCAAGCTCGGCGATGCGTTGCTCCAACTCCCAGACGGTTCTCTTGTTATTGGCGTTCTGACGGCGGCTAACAAACCGAAGATTATCCGGCTCATACCCTCGCGAATTGTCGATCCTGTCCAATTCAAGCCCGGGAGAGTCATGGCCGGGTAGAGAGACGAGGTATTCAAGCATCTTGCGACGCCAGACGGCCTTGTCCCGCTTGCGAACCGCGCCGATGCCGAATTGCTCGTACCACCAGACGCGAAGTCCGCGCCCACCATAGCCGGGGTAACTCTGGTGTTTCGTAGAATAGCAGCGACGCCAGAGGCCGTTGATGCGGCCAAGGAGGCCAGTCCGAATGTTGTCGTCCGCGACAACCTCGCGGTAGCGAACATACCGCTTACGAGTCTCGACAGCCTTGCGGACGGCGCAGAACATGCACCGCGTCGTTCTCCCTGTCCTGAGATTATTGGCGCTGACGCCATACTCCGGCCCGCCACACGAACAGCGGACAAGTATTCCCCGATCTGTGACGCCGCCTCGTTTACCGACAAGAAATCCGGTGATCTCAAGCTCTCCGAAGCGGTCGCCAATGCTTGGGAGAGGATGCTTCTGTGAGCGGCCAAAATTGCCGCCGATTGCCAAGTTTTCCCTGACCAAATGGCGTGATCTGGCGTCAGGCGCACGCCCGCCAGTTCTATCGTTTCCTTCGGTCCATTGCATATCGCGCCGCCCTGCGTAACCCATTCAATCCCGTCCCAGACAAGATCCGATGGCGTTACCTCAGAGATATGAATCGCACCCCGCGCAGTCAATACCCTTGT